CACAGATCGTTTTGAGCGTGTGGATATACAGCGTGCTATGGGATTAGACCCACGCAAGTTGCCACCTGCTTACATCAACGAGATACCGCAATTCGTAGGGCAAGGTAATTCATGGCTACCAGTAGAAAGTGAGTGGGATGATGTACGAGAATAGTGAGTTCACAGAAGAAACTGTATGGGAACAGTTGCGCCTGATAGCGCATATCTGTTTTGCTGTCCTTGCTGTCGTTGGTGGCATACTGGCGGTGGCATTATGAGTGAGCAAGGCGTGTATCGTGTGAAGGCTAAGGCTCTCATAACTGTCTATCGTGATATCTATGCGCTAGATGTGTACGATGCTGTTAAGTTAGCAACTGAACGCATTGACGAGTGGGAATTGTACGATTGGGATGAGGCTGATATCAAGCGTGTCCTAGATGTGGAATACCTGCGTGATGAATAAGGCTAAGCCTAATCCGTACAAGGCTGTTATTTATCTAGTCAAGCGTGTAGAAGTTGAGGGTCTGCTCGGGCGAGAGTTATCTCGTGCCGAGTGGAAACTCGCTAAGAGTATGTTCATGAACGATAAAGAATTGTGGATGCGTGTAGACGACACACTTATGTTAATTGCTGACGAGATTGGCAAACAGAAAATTTAACTGCGCATACACACTAAGACCCCTGCGTACTGTCCTTGCGTGGGGGTTTTTTTATTGCCCACTCACCTGTCTGATGTTGGCACGCACAATCAGCGTATTCACAATTCCTGTGTGCTTCGTGTGCTAATTGCTCACGCCCATAACTATTCATCGTGCCACCCGTTATACATGATGCACATATCATGCGAGGCTCACGCTCACAGGCTCAGTAGAAGTTTGTGTTGGGCTTGTATATTCATCGCTGTTAGATACAGCACTCACGCCTGTAAAGATAATAGATTTCTCTAAAGCCTGTGTGTATTGCTGGAAGTAATCTATGAACACATAGATCTGCGTAGACATGACTTCAATAGTTTCTTCGAGTATTTTAAGCGTGGTTATTAAATCATCAGACTGGGACTTTACCCATTCTTCATTCTTCAGATACGTCTGTATCGTCTGGAACGATTGATTGATCGTCTCCGTTGAGACTGTCATCTTGTTTTCCATTTACTTCCTCCTCTGTGTAATCACGTTCCCTGCGTGGATAGTTGCCACCAAGAAAGTTTAACATATTTTTTAATGCTCTATTCACACGCATACGCACAGCATCGGTAGATGAAGATACCTCAGATGCTATCGCACCCATCTCAAGCCCACTTGCGTAACGCAAGAATATCATACCTTGCTGTTCCTTAGACAACTTGTTGTACGCCTTAGTTATATCAGCACACATGGCAGGCCAGTTGTTGCCCTCTGAGGCAACCTTCTTCACGTTGCTAAAACTTAGATCACTCAAGACAGGTGCTTCTCTTACGCCTGTTAATACAGCAGGAAGTACGCTCTCAAGTAATTGTTTATCGTAGTAATAGTTATCTTCTACACGATAGCCAACGACCTTAGCCTTTTCCCTTTGACAGTAATCTTTTGCAGCATTACGTAATGAGCGTGCTATGAGTTTCACAGATTGCTTGCTGTCAAGTTCAGTCTGCCAATGCTTAACCTTCTTAGGATGGGTTAAGAACCATAGCCACAACTCTTGGCGTAGGTCATCTACTTCAACCATGCGATACTTGCGTGTGTATTCGTAGGCAATAGATGACACTACACCATCGTAATCTTCGATCATTCTTTTTACCACCGCCACGTCTTGCCTTCGACAGTAAATGAATTCTTAATGATTGGAACAATCTGTGGAGTTACATTCTTGCCATCCACATGCAGGATACCAAAGCCTTGTTGCCATGTGAATAGACCAGCCTTGATGTACTTAGCGTGCTTGACATTCATGAGGTGTCCAACTTCCATACCCCATACAGCACGAGATCCATTAGCCCATGATTGAGTGTAATGAGCAAGACCCATACGATGTGTATGACCACATACGACTGACATTCCTGAACGCTTCGCAAGTCCGAGAGCAGTAGCCCCTGCTGTCGGTTGTACGTTACCCTCATCGCCATGCATTAGTAACCAACCTGGAGCAATCTCTACAGGTCCATGGTAATAATTGATACCAAGTTCATCTAACTTAAGAAATTTTTCAATCTCTAACTCTGGTAATCCAAGGAATCCAGGTGCAGATGAACGTAACTTATTAAACAATCTATCTGAATGGTTGCTACGTACAATAGTATCCACAGTTAACTGTTCAAGAATCTTTACAGTAGTATCTCTGTCTTTACCTATCGATCTTTCCCATTCAAGTTCAGTACCCTTTGCCCAACGGCTGATACTCTGGAAATCAATTTCATCTCCAACCGATACAACAGAATCAGGTTGGTATGCATAGATAAACTTCTTGACTGCATTGACCGCATCCACATCGTGGAACGGGCTTTGCAAATCTGAGATCACTACTATGGCTTTACTCATTTTTTATTCGCTCTCCGTTTATTTTCTTTAGCAACATTTTTGCTTTTAGATAGTACTCGTAGATTCCTTATGCCATCACGGCCAGCACGACCACCATTATCTTTGTGGTCTACCTCTTGATCTTTTCGTAAGGATTTACCTGTGGCTTTTTTGTAGTCCACACGAGCCTTATTGCTAGAAGTAGTAACAGTAGTGCCATCTTTTTTCTTACGCTTAAAGACATAGATCGGCCTACCGCCATTCTGTTTGCTCCCTTTGTATGGTCCAAATATTTTCATTAGAAAACCTCATTGATTTTATAGTGACTATCTACGGTACCCCAAGGACCATGGTATGGAATAGTAATCATATCTTCACCTTCTTCTAATGCTTCGACAATGCCTGATGCTTTTAATACTTCAAGCATTTTGTATGATCGTTGCTCAAGATTCGCTATTCTTCTATTAAGTAGTTGTACTTCTATTTCTAATTTTTTCTTTTTATTTCTCATTACTTACTCCAGTCTCCTCTTAGTACTAGCAGTCCTATTACTGCATAGTTAGCCATATCCTTGAATGAATCCTCAAAGGATTCGTGTTCTGGTGCCATATCTCTTACCGAATCGTATAGATTATTGATTCGTGCCAACTTGTCATGCATACGAACTCTAAGACCATTGATAGCACCACCTGGTGCATCTGCAATATTCCTAGGGCCGTAATCCTTATGCTTAGACAGCAATAGTTCCTCTAGTTCATTGAACGTATCGCTTAATGCTTTTTCAAATTCTTTACTTATCATCATGCTCCTTTAGTAATTCCTCTACTCCTTGCACTAAATCTGCTGCAAGTTCTACTGTATGCGCTTCATTTATAAACTTATGTAATGTTTCTTCACCCTCTGATGCGTTAACTAATGCTAAGGCAATAGATTGAATCAAGTCATATAGATTATCTAAGTCACCATGATCTATCAGATGAGCCATCTCATCAAGTATGGTGAATAGTTCTAGTGAGTACTGGCTACTCAAACGAACCTTCCATTCAAAACTTATTTCACAATGATCTAAGAATGTAAATAAATCAGGTGTAACAAAGTCACAATCCTTACACTTATATCCTTTTTCTGTAGGTATTAGCATTGTCATTGTGAGTTAGCCACCTTCTGCTTAAAGTACTCAGCACCATGCTTGAGATACATAGAGTTAACATCTTCACCCTCAGGCATCTGAACAGTAATGACGTTACCTAATTCTCTAGTCAATGATTTAGAAAACTCATGCCCTGCTTGATCTCCATCAGCAAACATGAATACCTTGTCGAAGTCCGCTAGTAATTTTGTATAATGTTTTTTCCAATTGTTTACTCCAGGCACTCCGACGGAAGGGAGACCACAAACATAATCCAACGTGATCGTGTCAATCTCACCTTCACAAATACAAATGTACGATGAGGCTTTGAAGAACGCTCTCGTATTAAAGAGGTGTGTAGTTGCACCAGCCAAGCCCATGTACTTTGGTTCTTGCGAATCCATAGACCTGAACCTGAGGTCAACCACACCCGTACGTGTAATGTACGGAATAGACAACCTATTTTCATATTGTTCATGCCCCGTGATTGGATCTAGCACGACGCCCAATCCCACTTTGCGGGCTATCTCCAATGATATTCCCCGTTCTCCGAGGTAATCCTCCGCTTCGTGTACTGCTGCTGCGTAATACTTGGCTGCTTTGCCCAGAGATTCTCTCTGCAAACTTGACTGCTTCATAAAACTTTAGCCCCTCTTTCCCCATAATAATGTTGTAAGTGTTTCCTTTAACTTGACAGGCGAAACAACAAAATACATTTTCTCTAATGTTGACTGTGGCTGATCTATGTGTGTCATCGTGGAAGGGACATCTGATTGATGACCATCCACTTCGTTCAGGTACTTTTGCTCCATAGTGCTCCAGTATCGGCTTAATCGGTAACACATCTACATGATGTGACTTTCTTGATCCATTGGTTGAAATCTTCCACCACCCATGCTTGATCGATGCCTGCCATCCTACGCTTAACTATAACATACGATGGTGGTACTTCGCTAAGTGAACGTGCCTCTGCATAATGCTTTGCTTCAACAGTTGCTTCATTCCAGAACTCAGGCAACTTGAGCGCCTTAGTCGCCTTGAGTTCCAGGATATAAGTTTTACCATTGGCCATAACAACAATGTCGCCTTCATCTTTAGCACCAGCCTTAGTTAATCTTTCGGCTACTACATTTTTAGAACGCAACCATTTTAATACAGTTGTTTCGAATAAAGATCCTTTGCGACCATTCTTGTTTGCCATTTAGTCTTTAATACCAACCCTTTCGCAAGTGGTGTTTAAGCGCCAAACTAGGCGTTTTATACCGTTTTTTGATGTATTTGATGCCCAAGTCAACCTGCTCACTTGGGGTGGTATCTTCTGACATTCTGAGAATTTGGGGTATTCCATATGCAGTAGACTTTGGATTATCTGCTGTGTAATCCCAGCGAGATTCTTTGTTCCAGAGTGTTAATAAAGATTTCCACTCGTGGTCATTCCAACCTAGATATTTTATTTTATTCTTAGCATAACGCTTAGCGAATATCTTACTTTGATTGATTGTGAATTTTACTTCTATGCATTCAGGCTTCATAGTAGTTACGACCATCATAGACGCAACCGCACTTTGAGGCCAGAAACCCGCAAAAACCACAAAACACATCAATATGTATTTGAGGTTGTTTTTCTTCATAGTCTCTCCTCTGTTGGGGCTGTTGCCTTTGTCCCACAGACAGCACACTCCATATCGATAAAGTATGAACTTATTGTATTGTCATGGTCATCCCATTCGACCATTAACTTCCAGATATAAGAACCACAAGGACATACTTTGGTAGGTTCACCACGTATATCCATCGCTTCTTTATAGTCTGGTTTTAATTCCCAGATATCCTTGGCGCTCATAATCTTTCAGGTATATCGGAAACTTCCATCACTTCAGGATTAAATTGTAGCCAGAACGATGTATCGCCAGTTGGATCTGCTTTGCCGTATCTGTTTTTAACAGGTGCGACAGCAATATATCCAGGAGCGTTACTTCCGACAGTTAAGATCAAGGCTGGTAGTTGCGCTACCATTCCTTGTAATGCTGATCGTGGCTGACAAGGATTGCCAGGATACGATTCCTTCGTATGGTGAAGGAGAAGAACTGCAGCATTAGTATCTCTTGCAAGATATTTCAGTTCTTTAATTGTAGAACGCATCGCTGCGAACTCTTCGCCACTATCATTAGATATATCAATTAGATTATCTATAACGATTAAAGTTGGCGGACAACCCCATAGTTCTTCGAAGGCAGATACTTCCATATCTAAATCAGCCAATGTTGGCGCTGAGTCAAATGACCAGAAGATATGCCCTGAATTATCATTGATAGTCTTACGAGACTCCTCAACTGATTCTATGAGCATCTGTTCAGCCATTGATTGTGGCTGTCCAGAAATCATTGATAGCAAACGCATAGCCATAGTGTGGGCATTGGTGTCTGCACTTATATAAAGAGTAGGAACTTTAGTTCTTAAAGCAACTGCAAGGGCAAGTGTTGACTTACCTGCCCCTGGAGTTCCTGCAATCATAGACACTTCTGCCCGTCGTATGACGATTTTATTTACGTCAAAGGTACGGAATACAGTTGGTAATGGTTCACCACCGATATCCTTGCTACCTACGGCACGGGCTAAGGTTCTCATTTACTAAAACGAATTCCAATCTGCATCAGTACGTCGGATCCATACTGGCTCACATTGGTCAGGCGTTCCCTTAGGAGATGGACACATGAACGCTTTCCATGGACCCTTTGCCCCAGCACCTGTTCGCTTAGTCATCTCACCATGTTTACAAGCACGACTTGACGGACCTGTACTTGGTGAGAAAGTTTGTGTTGGTGTTGCTACTGGCCTAGCACCTAGACCTTGTGCAAGATTACCTACTGCTTGTTCTATGCTTGTAGGTGCTCCTTCTAATGAAGATGCCATTGTAGAGATTAGATTCTCTGCACCGATATCTCCCAGTATCTGAGTCAAGTTACCCTTGAACCCATCGGCTGTATCTCCTGCGATCAAGAAGATACGACCATCATTTAACTTAGCACTAACTTGGAAGTTAGCATTAGCCATTGTTTGCTCCTTTATCTGTGTATTTTCCATTCATAAACTTACAATGAGACAGTACACCACATCGACCACAGTTGCTTAGATTAGGCAAGAAGATCTCAGCCTTACGAGCCTTATCAAAGCCAAGGAATATTTCCTCTACTTTTTCTGTTGCTAGATGTTCTAAATTCCATATAGATACATGTCCAGTTCGTGCATCCCAAAAGCCTGCTTTGTTCACTTCAAGGCCATCCATCTTGCGCAAAGCCCACGCATAAGTAGCAAGTTGAAGTGGGTGCCTTTGGGATGACGCCCCTGTCTTTATATCAAGGAGGACTATGTTACCATCGAAATCCGTCATCACTCGGTCAATGGCCATCTTAACAGTTGTATCCACGAGAGGCACTTCAAACTGTTTTTCTACATAGTCTTTATAGATGCCCCAACCATTGGCACGAAAGTCCGCCCAACGCTCCAGCATCCATAAACCTTCGCCGTACCACCACGACATATCTTCACGACCACGATACTGCCAGTCATTCATGTCGCCGTTTATTTCTTCATCTTCTTTAACCTGTTGAAACCATGCTTCATTCCATAGTTCTTCAAGGGTAGAATACTTTAGAGGATTTAAGTCATAGAGTTCTGTAGCCTTATGTACGGCAGAACCACCAGTAAACCAAACGGCATGTCCTTCTTGGACACCCTGTACTTTGGTTATATTATATTTCCAGCCACATTCTAGGAATGTACCAAGAGACGAGTAAGACACATGTTGCGGTAAATTGTTCATACCGTAATCATACTACACCGTATTTGCTACCGCAAATCGAAACGATGCCTGAACCCTGAATTTAAGAAATGCCCCCCACCCCCCAAGAAAAATCTTGGTTGGTAGAATGGCTGGTTAGGCTTTTGCCGTCACCCGTCATTTGAAGTTTCTGCCCCACGGTTTCCCGCTTGGGTATAATATATGATAATCAACCAAGGCGCAAAACAACAAAAAGCCCCCCTTGCCTATGGAATTACCTTAGGTAGGGGGGTTAAATGTCTTAAAACAGCCTTCAAAGCCCGATTAGGGCTATTTCTTGAGACCGAACTCAGGTGCAGATTTGTCTAGCGCCTTCATAATTGGGCCTACTAGGCCTGCTACGAATGCCATAGCCAATACTTTTGGATCACGTTGTCCTGCTGTGTACAATGCAACTGCAGATGCTGCAGCAGCACGTAGGTAGGACATGGCGATTGCTTTTGCTTTGTCTTTATCTATCATGATTCTCCTTAGAGGAACTTGACTAATTCAGCCCATGTTCTAGGGCCAATGATTCCATTGGAATCTAGGTTGTCGTGGTTATCTTGGAACTTGATAACTGCTGCTTTGGTTTGATTACCATAGATACCATCAGCAACTAATGCCAATGCTCTCTGAATGGTTTTTACTCCATCGCTTCTATCTCCAGGCTTAATAGTTCCTGGGAAAGCAGGAGCCTCAGATACTGGCACCTTAGCGGTTACTTCATTACCAACGTAGTTTGGGCGACCAAATCCTACGATGCTAACCATAACTTTCTTTTTGTTGGCGATGTAGCCACGAGTCTTAACTGCGACCTCTCCACCATTACGCTGATCTCCCTTAGGATTACCAGCAGTATTACCTTCAATACAGGTAACTGTACCATCTCCGTTGTTATCAACTACGATACCAACATGAGAGATACGATCAACATTATCTCCAGGGAAATCAAAGAAAGCGATATCTCCTGGTAGTGGTTTAGCGTCCTTGGCTTCAGTCCAAGTACCCATCTTCTTAAAAGCACCAGCACCTGCTACAGTTGATACTGTATTAGGGACTTTTACTCCTGCTTGATTAGCACACCACATGACGAAGGATCCACACCAAGGTAGGAAGTTTGCCTTAGTAAAGGCACCATACTTGGTTTCGTTATCCTTTGGACCTTCAATGGTCCCAACTTCTTTTTTGGCAATCTCAACGATTGCAGTGACTGTTCCCTTTTTCATTAGTTATAGTTAGGGTCAATCTTTGCTTTGTCAGCAGCCTGACGAGTTTCTACCTCTGTATCGGCAACTGTCTTAGCGCCTTTATCTACAGATGAGAATGCAGCATTGATTTCATCTAGAGACAGTTTGCCATCATCCATAAATGCACGGGCTAACTTCTCTACTACTGCTGCTACTGCTGTAAGACCGGCCACAGTTACTGCTGTGATTGTATCAACGCCAGCAATAGCGCCAGCACCAATTACAGACAGACCTGATGCTGCGAATACAGCAACGATACGCATTAAAACATTTTTAAGTGATGACATATTATTCCTTTGGGTTTCGTAAGTTGTAAGTAATTCCCCATATAACTGCGGACATTACGATTGCATAACCAACCACAGTCTTGGCTGATCCTTCTAGGACTACCCAAGCGATGAACATTCCTAAGAACGTCCATAGTTGATTAAAGATATCTGAGAACCAGGCTTTCATGGTTTCCTCCTAATTGCGGCTACTGCACCAGCGGATGCTGCTGCTTGAGTTGCTATGTTTCCAGCGATGACTGCAGAGATGATTACTTTTTCAGACTCTTCTCTTACTTCTTGCGACATATCAGCGCCTATGTTTGAGAGAGCAGTAAGAACCTCTGCTGGATTTGTAAATATTTCAGATAATAATTCTGCTGGGTTTTCTAATAATTGAAGGGCTATTACTACGCCAGCCTCAAGTACTACACCATTTTCTAGTTGAACTGGTGTTTCAGGATCTAAGGTTTCTAAGTCAACTTGATCGATCTGTATAACTTCTGGTACAATTTCTTCCTCTTCAACTACAGGAGGTTCAGGTGTCTCAACAACAGGATCAACGTCTTCTTCAACTGGTAAAGGAAGTTCTTCCTCTACTGGAATTTCAGGCTCATCAATTGGCTCAGGAACTGGCTCAACTTCGGGTTCAGTTACAGGTTGAGGTTCTGGAGTTGGCTCTATTACAGGAGCAGGCTGAGGAATAGGTACAGGAATAGGTTCTGATGTTGCTGTGCTACCATCTACAGGTGCTACAGTTACGGTTTCAACAGTTGATGTATCGGAAGGGACAGTAGATGAATCAGTTGGCTGTGGGGTTACTGTTGGGGTTTCCTGTTGGCTGGTTGTTGTCGTGGTATCAGAACTCGAGGTCGACGTATCAGAAGTCGACGTGCTCGTGTCAGCCGTTACAGTTTGAGTCTCACTCGTCGCAGTCGATGTATCAGACGGGGCAACAGGAGTGGGTTCCGAAACGACAGGGACTAATCCTTGGTAATAACCAAGAGTAGTATCGTTAAGAGTGTCACTAATATAAATCCTATAACTACCAGCATATCCGCCTTCACAATATAATCGAGGTATGTATCCTTTGTCAGCAAAAAATTGGTTAGAGTTATCCCAACTTACTTGGAATGATCTTTCATTAGTTTCATTACCACAAGTAATTGTTGTATTTGCATATGCTGCTTGAGCAGTAGGCATGGCAAATAATGATGTTCCAAAGATTAAAAAGAATACTGCTACTAAACTATTTCTTCTCGCAAAGAAGTAGGTAAATTTGGTCGACACGGGTTTCCAATCGATTAACTTGATCTTTCACGGACCCGCCCCCGTTAGGTTTTAATTCTTCTAAATAATGTTTAACTAACCATCTAATTGAACCAGCAAAACTTGCTATAATGGTTGCGACTGCTACTGCTAAGCCAGCCCATTCCGTGCTACTCATTATAAGACCGTTCTAACTGTCATAGTTAATAGACCACCGAACCCGTCGTAACGAGTACTAGGAGGAGTCTTGCGTGCAAAAGATACACGTTCAATAATAGCCTGTACTCTTTCTCCAGTTGTAAAATCTTGTACGTTTACAATATCTCCATTGGCTTCTAATTCTTCTAGAAGTTGGATACGCTCCCATGCACGGCCTTCATAGCCAGCCAGCACATTGTATCTATCGGTTTCCACGTCAAAGCACCAAACAGGGAACTGAATCAACCGTTGGCGTTTAGTTGCTGGAAGAGATTTTGCTTGAAAGCCCTTGAATATCGGACCTTGACTGCTATTGCTTGCGCTACGTGAGAGCGTAAATTTATATGATATATATTCTTGTGGGCCTTCTGGGCTTAGTGTGGCAGCCTCAGGTGAACCAACAGATGAGTTGTAAGTAATTACTGAGTAGGTATTATTGGCAGAATCTACTGTTGCTAAATCCATAGCACCGAAAGAAAAGTCACCACGACCACGTAGGAACTTGTAATTCTTAGGCTCTAGTGTTCCATAGCGAATAGCACCAGTAGTTAGATAACCACTAGATACTAAAGCAGTAGCAGACTCTAGGTATATTGCTCCGTCAGTAACTTCGTAAGTAGTGCAGAATGCTAGACGATCAGTTGCTCCAATAAAGGCTACGCCAGTCGTATAATGTTCTGTTGTCTGAGGAAATTGTAAGTCATTGGCGTAAGCAAATCTAAGTGATTCACCTTCAATTGTAGTGCTTAGATCAATACGAGTAAGACCTGCATCTAATGGCCCAACACCTGTAGTACACCATACGAAACGGTCACGAGCAGTAAAGTCATATACTGGTTGAGGCGTCTCTACAATTAACGGACCATATCCTATAGATCCATCTTGTGGATCAATGATAGCGGCACGCACACCCTTGTTAGTGCCAATCATCATGTATCCAAGGTAGTAGAATATTTTTTCAACTATCTCGCCTGGAGGAAATTCTGCAGCAACAGATGCTTGACTTAATGTAGGCATAGCGCCACCAGTAGTCAATGTATACTTTTGAATAGTTGAATAGATACTTGAATGTCCAGCAGTGTAGATAGCAGGACCAGAAGCAGCCACAGAGGTATAGTGATAATTAGTATTTGGGTTAGTGTATACTGGAGTAGGTAGTGATGTAGAGTTAGTTGCTAACTCATAAACTTTATTGTTTACACATAGAATAATACGATCTTTAATAAAATCCATTTTGGCATATACAACAACAACTGCATCTGCACGGAACATAAGTGTTTCATCTGCTGTGCTGGAAGAATCTCCAGTCAATGGCTTCTTGTACATATGTAGTTTGTTTGCCCCACCATGTACTTGGTTAGTTATCCAATAAACATTTACTCCATCATCACAGATAGCATATACTTTTTCGGCTGAACCAGAGTTGTAATCAATAAAGTGAATAACCTCATCGGTTATGCCAGTACCTACTGGAGATACGGCAGTAGAGGCTACGTTAGATGCGGTCTTAGCGTAGGTAAAAGTAGTTGTTGTAGGCACGGTTGTAATGCGATACTCACCATTGAATGTAGCATCTACACCCGTAATTGTAATAGTCATACCAACTGTAAGCCCGTGTATTGCGGAAGTAGTAAGGGTTGCTACGTTGGAAGTTAAAGCCTTGTTAGTAATAGATACAGTTATAGAAGGAAGTATTTTGTCTACATCGTACTCATCGTGCAGTAATACACCATTTGCACCGCCCCATTGAATGGTACGGATATGTTGATTTGTATGTTGATGATCTGTACCTACAACTGGACCAGTAGTTTGATGTACTGAGGTAGCCTCTTTAAGTAGAGATGCTTGTCCCTTAGTCCATACATTTATACCTTGAGAATCGGCAAAGCGATATCCAGTAGATTCACCTGAGGTAGGATCATAGAACTTAATACCAGAACCACCATGAAATGATGATTGAGAACGAATCCACCAACCAGTAAGTGATTGCTCACCTGGTTCTTTAGAGTTATCAAACTGATCTTTACGATAAGGAGCAGTCTCTCTTTGGTACGGATTTATATCTGTTGGTGCTAAGATGAATGGAATTCCACCTATAGCAACATCATAGTCTTCTGCGTTATTAGTCCAGAATCCAGATGTACCAGGGTTACCTATATTGACAGGTAACGCTTCGGTAATATGACGACCAGTCACGATGCTCCTTAATTAAGAAAGTAAAAGTCTTGCTTGTTCTTCTGTAATGCTTATTATTTTATTCCGTATATCTCTATTGAGCCACTACTAAAAGTGCTGGCTGATAGGTAAATTGTGATGCTGTCAATTGCTTCTGGTGCTTTACTCCAAGCGCCTGAACCCGTAGATGAACATTGAGAACTATCATCTTGGTCATTAAACTTATTGTTCATTTTTACTATTTTGGCTGTTGCGGTATTGGTGTAATCAGGAATTTCTATCTCAGCAAAAAAATTGGCTGAATTATATCTAGGTTGCAAACCAGTAACTCTCATAAAATCATTTTGAGAACCAGTTGTAGACATAGTTGGAAGAAGACGTGCATTTGCAGTAACAAATCCGTCAACGTAATTAGAACTTGTATCTCCATTTAAGCGTAATCTAAGTGCTGCTTCACCAGATGCAAAGGTCATATCTTTTACATAAATAACCAGGTTTTTATATGCTTGGCTAATTGAAGATACTGTAACGCTTGAACCAGATAAACTAGTGGTTGATAATAAAGTCAATGAACCACTAACGGGGGTAGCCCAAGCAGGCACTCCATCAGTTACTTTTAGAACCTGGTCAGTTGAACCAATACCTAATCTAGCAGGGGTATTAGCACCAGAGGCATAGTAAATATCACCTGTAGTAGTTAGGGTAGACTTTGCAGTCTTTGCATCTAACTGTGTTTGAATAGCAGAAGTTACGCCATCTAGGTAACCAAGTTCTGTGGCTGATACATCATCTAATGCATTTGCTGCATTTGCTAAGTCACGGGCTTTAGTCATTAGATTGCCACCTGAATCCATTCTTTGTTGTACTCAGACCATTTCCATAAATAACCTTCAATATTTTCTGGTTTAGCAACTGGTGCTTCCCATTTAAAGGTTGTGTAATTTAATTTCCAAGAAGGGAATGGTTGAGGTTCAATAAATACATCAAACTCTGGGTCATATTTTCCACCAATAAATGCATAGTTTGCACGAATATTTCCATTTAAAGATGTACGCTTACAAGTTAATCCAGCAAACCAAGGGCGGGAAGCATAGAATTGTTCCCAAGCCTCTGATGTACCACCAACTTCTGTGCCATCTAAATCGGTTTGAATTATATTTTCATCAACGCCAGTAATTACCTGAACTACTATGTTGTTTGAATCAATAAGTGCGTAGTGTGCCATTATGCCCAACTCACATTCCCACTGCCACCAGTGAATACTTTATATGAAAATGAACCATCGGTTCCAGTTGCATCGGCAGTAAGTCCTGCGCCAACTGTTATTGTTCTTGTTGAAGGATAACGAAGAATTACAACACCAGCAGCGCCTGTTCCTCCAGTACCACTGCTACCTGAGAAGGTGCCGCCACCACCAGTGTTTGCGGTTGGAGCATTACCATCACCACCTTTACCTCTTGTAACGGAAGAGCCAGTAATAGTACTTGCTAAACCAATTCCTGCGGTTGGAGCATTGTCACCAGGACCTCCAGCACCACCACCACCGCCGTAATAAGGAGTAGAAGTGCCACCATCGTGCCCTTGTATTGGGCTTCCTGTACGAGCACCTCCAGCACCTGTATTACCTCCATTATATCCAGCGCCGCCTCCAGAGCCACCAGTACCACCACTACCAGAACCAATGTTTCTTGAACCGCCACCGCCACCGCCTGTTGATGTAATTGTAGAAAATACAGAATCACCACCAGAGGCACCTCTTTGACTTGTACTTCCAGTACCAGAGCCACCACCACCAACAGTTACAGTATAGTTTGTATTAAGTAAAACAAGTATCGGGTCTAAAGCAGACAAATTTCCACCAGAAGTTCCAGCAGAAGTTCTATAACCTCCTGCACCGCCAGCGCCACCAAAATCACCACCGCCGCCACCGCCACCTGCAATTACTAAATAATTTATTTGAGTTAAATTTGGCATTGTTTCAGAATTTGATGCAGAACTTTCAGGACTATCGCCATTAGCGTTAGTTGTTTTAACTTTAAATGTATAAGCAGAATCAGCAGTTAATTGTCCTGATGTAAATGTATATGAAGTAGAACTTGTTGTTGCTGCTGTACGAGAAGTTTCAGCAGTTGTTCCATTTAAATATGGAGTAATAGTTATTGCACTAAGTGCTTTACCACCAGTATTTCCAAGTGTCCAACTTACTGTTATTTCATTTGCTGAAGTTGAAGCAGTAGCCGTTCCAATAGTAGGTGCTTGCGGTTTTGTTGTAGCAAGTACTGAAGCAGATGGAGTACTATTAACCGTTACACCAAAGTTATTAGCCGCATTTGCAACTACGGCAAAATTAGTGTTAGAAGTTAATCCAGTTAAACTTAGTGTTGCACTTGAAGTTGTTGCAGTAAACCCACCCGTTGTTGTTGAAGCAGTATATTGTAATGGAGTAGAACCACCACTACCAGGGGCAACTACTACAGTAAAAGTACCACCAGTAGTATAAGCCAATCCTGTACCAACATCAGTTACGCTTGTAATTGATGGAGTAGCGGGTGGTGCAGAAGATGCTACCCAATCATTTCCGTTGTAAATTTCAAGAAGTTCAAGTTCTCCATTGTAATATGTATCACCAATAACAGGACTGCCTGGACGACCAGCGGTATCGCCAGAAGGTATGCCACCTTTAGAAGGTATTTGTTGTAATCCCATTACGCTATCTCCACTCCGCTGATGTGAAATGTTACTGTTGTAGCAGATGCTAAACCTTTAATAGTTTTATTTTGAGCAAGGACTTGCTTCAAGTCAATTGCTGTGATTGAGTTAGCAGCCACAGATACATCATTTGCTAATGCGACATCATCTAATAATATATCAAATGTTGCACCGCTAGATGCTGTGTTAGTTACTACTATATTAGTTACTACCGCAGTTGTAGATGACGGTACTGTATATAGAGTTGTACTTGATGTTGCTGCTGCTCCACGAAATAGAGCCTTACTTACTGTAGCCATTAGTTACTACCTTTCTTAGAGTGCGCCCATTATGGACATTATGTTTTGTGCTTCTTGACCTAAGTCAAAGTTAACTTGCGTTACTGCGTTTGCTACTTCAAAAGAAGTAAATGTAATAATTTCAAGAATATCTCCAGCGGTTAAAGCACCTAAAGATGTAATGCTTGTTCCGTTGCTTGCCGTGTAATCTGAGGTACGGGCTAGTAGCACACCATTTAGGTATACCTGTTCTTTGCCTACTAAGTAGGATAGTGTTGCTCCATTAGCGTCAGCACCAGATACAGATGTTTCTCCACCAGATGCTGTATATCTATAGCGATAGATTTCTGCAGCAGATGAGATAGAACCCCAAACGGAGCCAGACCATACAAACATAAGATTGCTTGTAGTGTTCCAGTAAAGAGCACCAGTTAATAGTGCGTTACCATCATTATCTACAGATGGAGCAGTTGACTTAGCACCTAGGTATCTATCATCAAAAGAATCAAGTGCGTTAGCAGCAGCAGTAGCAGAGGCTGCAGCAGCGGTAGCAGAACCAGCAACTGTATCTACATACGCCTTTGTAGCAGCGTGTAAGTTAGAAGAAGGTGCTCCAGATAAAGTAAGAGCGCCTGTCATAGTGCTACCTGCTTTTAATACGAAAGATTCATAGACTGTTCCACCTGATTGAATTGCATTAGCAATTTCACCAAGGGTATCTAGTGTTCCAGGTGCAGAGTTAACAAGGTCTGCTACTTTGGTGTCTACATATGCTTTAGTTGCTGCATCGGCATTGTCAGTAGGTGTAGCAAGAGATGTTACCTTTTGGCTATTAACAGATACTGAACCAGTTGGTGCAGCCATTTGGTCTAGACGATTAGTACGGACTGCTGTGTTAAAATCTGAGATAGTTGAGGCTGTCTGTGTACCAGTATGGTTAGCACGAGCATATGGGTCAGATACTAACTTGGCTGCAGTAATAGTTCCGTCAGCAATATCTGAAGCAACAATGGTTCCATCCACCAAGTCAGCAGATGTAATAGTTCCACCAAGGTCTAACTTAGTTTTAGCAATAGCAGCGGTTGCGTTAATGTCAGCATTGACAATAGTGCCATCTAGGATTTTGGCAGAAGTAACTGCTCCGTCTGCTAGGTCACTAGCAACAATAGTACCATCAGCAATTTTAGCCGAAGTAATAGCACTGTCAGCAATATCACCAGTAGCAATAGTTCCATCAAGAATCTTTGCTGAGGTGATTGCTCCATCAGCAATATCTCCTGCAACAATTGTTCCATCTACTATCTTTGCGCTAGTAATTGCGGAATCTGCAATCTTGGCAGTTGTTACTGCATTAGATACAATCTTTGCTTCTGTGATAGATAGGTCATCAATCTTGGCTGTACCTACGGCACCAGTTGCAATCTTTCCACTAGTAATAGCGGAGTCTGCAATATCTCCAGTTGCTATACCAAGGTCAGCAATCTTTGCAGATGTGATAGCACTGTCCGCAATCTTCGCTGTGGTTACATTTAAGTCTGTAATTTTTGCAGTAGTTACAGAGTTAGATTGCAGCATCGCTGTAGTAATCATATTTGTATCTGTCGTCTCAAGGACGTTAGCAATAGTTAATCCGTGTGCAGTTGTTTCATTTTTAATGTGTTCATTGGCTTCACGGAAGTCACGACCAATACCCATGTGGCGTACTTTGGCACCTGCTGAGTGAGCAATAGCCTGAGATGAATCAATGGCACGAACAATTGTTAGCGTATTGCTAGCAGCAGCACTAGGATAGACAACATCTACAATTTCTTCAAGAGCCGTATCTGGATCGATAACAACTGTAAATGTCTGAGTACCTGTAGGTGCAATAGAAGACATTAAGGCGGATGCAGAGTTGACTACCATTGTAGTAGCAGATGTGCTACCAGCCAATGATGATGTAAGTGTAGTCTCCTGCGAGATGGATGAGTACAGGCGAGTTGTCATTTAGTACCTCGTATAGTGGATTTTGGATGGATAGACATCACGGAGTTTTTCAGATTCCTCTGTTAGTCTTTGGGTAAATAGAGCAAGCAAGAAACGAGCAGTAGACGCACCAGAGCCATATTGGATCTTGGTGTCTGTATTATCTGCCTCAGCAGATGTATATGTAAGTCTACCTGGATCAATAAAAGATGCTAAGCGGTAAGCAGCACCGTACATAATTACATCCTTACAGGATGAAGGCAGTCCAGTTACTGTTTCAAAAACATCACTAGATGATGACAGTGTAGAAGGCTTCTTTAAATAATAAACTTGTACAGTTCTTCCTGGGCTTATTCTGTCATATACAGAGACGCTGTTTCTAGTAGTAAAACTAGTAGCATTAGCCAATGGATCGTGGCGCCAAGATTTAACTGGAAGCCATTCATTAGATGGACCAACTACACTCCATGAGACATAAAGCACAGTTTGTACATCTGCAGGAATTTCGTAGGTAGTCTTAGTTGCTTGTAAAGTAAATGTGTGTGTTCCTACAGCAAATAGTTTAGGAAATACTGCATCAATTGTATCATTGATACTCTTCTTTACCACAATTTTAGGAAAAGATGGCGCAACTGTGACCTTCGTATTGGCAGTATGGCTAGTAGCAACCGTACCATTGTAGCCACGACCATACGGGGGAACAACCGCAGTATTAGAAATACGGTCATATGAATCGATCCAAATTAGTTCATCGTCAATCTCAACGAGACCCTTGCCAATATTGCTAACACTTGCGAGGTTAAGTGTTGTGCTAGATGAGGTAATGTTACCAGTTAAATGTGTAGTTCTATCTTGACGAAGTGTATAACCTGATAGGTTAAGTAGCACATCGTCTACAAGATTGGCATAGGTCGTTGTCATTAAGAGGATATCCTTCTAAGGGCTTCAGGTGCTTCTAAGTCACTTGTTGTACCAAGTAAGTTACAAATACCATTGAGGTCTAAAAATGTTGTTGGGTCTGTTTTACCAGCCTTACGATTGAGAGCACCCTGTAAACTTTCACCAGTTGTGCCTGCCCATACGTTGGCTGCTTCTTGATCGCCTTTATAGGCTAAGATGGCAGGGTAAGTGCCACCATTAGCAAGACGATTTAATTCAGCACTAAATGTAGAACCGAGAGTTCCGACGGCCATTTGAGTTCCTTACTTACCACGTGAACGTAGTGCTGGGAGAAGTCCTTTTTTATTAAAAGTATCACGGAATTTTTTAGCCTCAGGAGAAGTTAACGCAGGCAAGATACCAGCCTTTTTGAAAGATGTATCTTTTTTTGGAGCCTTTGTATTAGCACGTTCAGCAGCACGAGGACTAGACTTAGCAAGTCTATCTACACGTTCTGTGGCACGAGGGCTAGATTTAGTAATTCTATCTACACGCTCTGTAGCACGAGGACTAGCCATAGTAGGCATTGTTACACCATTAGGCTTAAATGCTTTTCCTTGGTTATTACGGCTTGCATAGTTAGTGCGTGACTTAGTTGCTTTTGCTAATTTTGTTAACTTAGCAGTGGTTGCTCTTAGATCGCTAGCAGCAATTGCAAGATTAACTCTTTGAATCGCTAGATCTACTTCGCTGTTGTCATTGATGTTCATTGTATTTCCTCGCTATTTCTTGGTTGATTTTCTGGCTACTGCAGCGTTATCTACTAGATTTGGGTAAGGCCTACCTGCTGCCTTTGCCCTTGCTTTAGCGGCACTCTTTTGACTTGATGTTAATTTCTTAGAAGTTTTCTTAGGGTTCTTCTTATCCCAAAATTGTTTTTTCATCCGCAGTTACAGTCCCATGCTCGAAGTGATTTATTAATTCTAGAGTTAGGATCTCTAGCAGTTTTAGCAGAAGTAAGTTTAGACTTCATTCCGCACATACGGCTACAGAAAGACTTACGTCTTGCAGCAGACTTAGGTGACTTCTTAGCCTCAGCCTTTTTTACAGGTGGCTTAAGATTCATACCTGCCGCTTTTGCAGAGGCTCTTCCCTTGGCGTTTAATCCGCCTTTAGGATTCTTGCCCTCTTTGCGAGTCCACGCTGGTGTCGCCATTTTTCTTTCCTCCAAATATTGCATTGTAGTAGTGAACATCAAATGAGAATCTCTTCATGTGTGGAGCCAAGGCTCCTGTATGACACCATAATGGAATCTTTACTTGATGACATATAGCAAAGAAGTAGATATCTTCTCCTACGAAACTATCAGCCTTGCCCTGTTCGGCAAATAAGCGAATATCGCCCTTATCATCTCTAATCTTCTTGACTACGCTTCTGTGCATCAAGAGGAGTCCCATACCTGCTGCATCAACCTGAATTAGTTGATCTACTGGCATAGGATGGATTCTCTTAGAGAATACTCTGCCACCTTCATCAGCAAACTTGAAGATAGTAGGCATTGGAATCATTAGAGGTTCCTCAGGATTATCTGAAGTAAAATAAACTCCAGTAATCATAGGCTTTGAGTACTTGTCTTTAACATTCCAAAGTTTCATAAATATCTCTGGATTGATTACTACATCTGAGTCTACCCATAGTAGCCACTCTGATTTATTAGAATCATACCAATGGTTGATTAACCGATCACGCTGTCTAGCGATCTGATTACCACCACTACGGATAGTTGACTCAAACTTAATACCTGATTGAAGTAACACATCGGTTACCCCAAGCATAAACATGCCGTCTACGTTGCCGTTATCACACCATGCTAGCGATACTGTTTCTTGCTTTTGTCTCATAAACTATTCCCCTGTCTTTGTGGAATTACCTAGTTACTTTTTTCTTAGGCGTTTTGTTTATATACTTACCGCCTACAATTTGGTCAGATCGTGTACCCTTTTTGCCAGTAATAGACTTAACTGCCTCTTTAACTTGGCGACGAGTATTCCAGTCAGCACGAGTATCATTGTCTACAATCTTCTGTAGGTACTCTGATCCAGGTTTGCCACCTTGGTTTCTGTCAATTGAAGCAACCAAGCCAGTACCAACAGCCGTAGGAATATCACGAAATTCTCTAGCAACTAGGCCAATACGTCCAGCAACAGATGATAGAAAGTTTTTATTTTGACGAGATTTGTCATCTCCAGATGAGCGAAAACTTGAAGCCATATTCTTGCTTACGGCTGGCACTGGTTTAACTTTTGGCAAATTTTTCATTTTTTCATTCTTTTTGTCCATATTACTTCTTCTTTCCCATTTTCTTCATTTTCTTCATAACCATTTTCTTGCCTGTTTTCTTTGCTTCTTTTTTGGCCATAGCCATTCCTTTTGCTGTGTAAGCAAATTCTTTTCCGTTTACTTTTGGCATTAGATTATTCCTCTTCCTGGTTCATCGGCTTTAAACGCTTTGCCGAAGTGGTTTGATGCAGCAACTGCTGCGTTTATATCTTTCATCTGTGTAGAGGCAGGTTGTATACCTTGAGCACGTGCATTACGGTAGGCCTGTAACTCCCCATCCCACTTCTTAGTTGACATGCTAGTACGAGTAGATGCCTCGCCTGGATTCAACTGTAAAGCGGAAATCTTGCAACCAAAACATCCATCAACTTCTACTGGATGTGTTCTCTCTCTGTGTAAAGACATTCCCTGTTATCCCTAGTCTGCTATCGTTATTGTTTCTATTGTATATCCCGCTGCTTCTAAAGATGTCTTCTCAGCAAGGGAAACTTCATATTTACTTCCACCTAGGTAGTAGGCTTGGGCTGCATTTAATTCATCAATGTATGGATAACGTGCCTCACGATAAACGCCATTCTCCTTAAGTACTGATACACCACGTTTTAACTTCATGCGATAGTGTAGCCTATTGTACCCTGCTGGACCTTCCATAACATATGGTGTTTCGAAGTAATATTTATAAGTTGGCATTTGTTCTCCTTAGTAGTTTTACAGATAGGGCTAGAGTTGCCCCTAGCCCCATCTATCTAATTACTTAGATTAAGCCGCTGGACGAACTGCTGATGCAGTCTGAATACGCCATAGAGCGTCTGGACGGTATAGGTTCCAACCTAATACTCCGTACCAGCCGATTGGGCGTAGACGCATCAACTTGTCGGTCACTGGACCAATTACAGTGTGTGGCTCTTCAGCAACAGCCTCTGCTAGTGCTTGTTGACCCATGATAAATGTGTCGTACACACGAGTTTGTGTTGTGCCTGAACCTGCGCCTGCTTGTGAGTTAGGTAGACGTGGAGACTCGATGAAAGCAACGCCTTCAAAAGTTCCAATCTCGCCTGCGTAAATGCCTGCTGGGTTTACGTACTCTGCAGGTTGACGCCATGAAGCAGTTCCTGTTTCTGCACGAAGATCGTGTGAAACTTCTGGGTGGATGTATGAAGCAAATAGGCTTCCACGACGTGGAACTACGTTTGCTGCACGCATCTTCGCTACTACGTAGCGGATGTCTTTTGCCTTCAAGGTATCTGTTGCAGATACACCTGTTACGGCAGCAGTTGAGATTGCTCCAGCGATTTCGCGGATAACTTTTGTGCCACCTGCAAGAACTCCCTTGATAACTTCATCAAGAGAATCGTTCAAGTTGTAAGCAACAATGTTAGCAAGTGCTGGCTCTACATCTGCAAGTGAGAATAAATCTAACTTACGTGTTGAGATGATTGAGTTACCGTACTCGTTTAGAGTTACAGCAACGCTTGTTGTAGCAGGTACTGCTACTGCATCTACGTCAACTGTTTCAGTTAGTGTAGATGTCTTTACTGCCAAATCGTTGTAGATCTGGAATAGCACGCTTGAACCAGCGTGTGTTTGTGATACGGGCTTCTTATCAGCAACTTGACGGAATGATGGTACGGAACGAAGAGCAAACTCTACGAGACGATCATACGCCTGTGTTACAAGGTTAGCACCGACCACTGTGCCTGCTTGCCCTGAAGGCAACGCAGCAGCGGTAAATAATGACATTTAGTCATATCCTTTCGGTTAGTGTGAAATTACTACGATTGTGAACCGTAGATTAGGTTTAGAATATCTTCGGCAGATTGAGCAGATTGGATTTTAATACCCATATCCTCAGCCTTGTCGGGGGATAAAGCCCCTGTTGTTACATTGTCCATTTGACGAATAGATGCTACATCTCGAGAATCTACTTCTTTTCTAGGTTGTACTTGAACACCGAATATTTCAGCGTTCTGTTCCAACCAAGATGAAATTGCTTCTTCCGAAGCATCTAGATCACTTGGAACGAAAGCGGCAACTTTTGGGTTTACGCCACGGGATGCAAATACATCCTTCAAAACCCGCTCTCTTTGGGATTTACTGAGTTCACCTAAAGTGGACTCCAGATCCTTGTTTCTCTTTTGCTCGACCTTTAAGGCCTTGCGTAGTTTCTTTACAAGGTCTGTATCTGAATCAAATGTTGCCACATTGACGTCATCATCTTCTTCATCTTCATCCCAGTAGTTATCGCGGTTGTTGCTCATAGCAACTTCTCCCTTGTTAGTAGTTGGCGTACGCCTCATTAAAGATAGGGGCATCTATAATGGCTCGTACTATCGGTTTTATACACCGCATGGACCGATGGCTCCATGTCGGGAATCTAGTTAGTATTGTCCAGAGATTGGTGTAGTCCTTAGGGACTGACCAGTTAATCCAGACTGTCTTCTAAAGGACATTTGTTCTTGTTCAGATAAACGCTTGAATCGTTCTTTTTCAATTCCACGGAATTGCTCTTCTTCAAGTTCTGCTTGAATAGTAGATGTCTTTGCTGCATTTGCACCTTCATAGATACCAGATAGTTTCGTAGCAGGTGCTAGGGATGCTGCAATATTTTCGTATCCCTTAGATGCAAGTGCTGCAATTTCGTTCTCGCTTAAGCCCTTGGCTGTAAGTTCAGCGCCATACTTCTTAATGTTATCTGTATTAACTACGATACCAGTAGCAGCGTTAGAACGACGGACTGCTTCAATTGCAACGGCTGCAGTATTAACTCTCTGCTTCATTTGCTCTGTACCTATGGTTTGATCTAAGTAGAAGTCTGTAAGGTTCTGTGCTCCTGAGATGTAACCAAGATCAGTCAATGCCTTAATTCTATTAGGATCTGATGTAATAGCAAGCAGTCGAGCAGTATTAGCATTCTCATCAAATGCCTTAACGCTTACCTTGTTTGTTAAGTATGATTGAATATAATCATTACTTGTAAATTTAGTATCTAAAGCATATTTAGTGGCAGTAGCCTTATATCCTTCTACAGTCTGGAACAAGTCTTTAGCACTATAAGGATCTGTAACTTTATCATTAAAGAAACCATACTTAGCGTAGAATGGTGAGGTAATTGTTGTACCTGCTTTAGTCGTATAATCTTTGTTGTTTAGATAGATCTCGACAATACCCTCTTCGTCTAAACCCTCTTTTTGTAGAGCGGTTAAGAATGCCATAGAATCATCTACTAGTGTGGCTGGAAGCCCACGTCCCTTTAGTGTAGATTTAATAACCTGTAGGTTGGTTGTACCAGTTACTGGCTCTTGATAGGTAGGGTCTGGATCAGAAAAGGTTCTAGTTGAGCCATCTGACATTCTATCAGTTCTTGTACGATCTTTACCAATACCTGAGTATGAACTAGAAAGTACTGTAACAGTAACTACATTTCCTGAAGAGTCAAGTGTTACGCCAGAGTTTGCTGCAAAAGCAGCAAGATTTGATTGAATCTTTGGAAGATTTGTTTGCATAGTTCCAAGAATTTCAGAAATCTTTTTATAGTCTGCAGAAATCTGTGCTTGAGTCCTAGGTGCAGGAATAGGGGCAGGCTTAGGCTTAGGAGTAACAACAGGTGTTTGAGTAGTTACAGTAGTAGGTTTAACCGCTCTTGCTGCAGCAGCATTTTCTCTTTTGGTTTCTGAACTAATAGCCATTACTCTCCCAATGCTGTTGCAATTTTATCAGCCAAACTGGTAGCCTTATTAATGGCTCCAGAACTTACTGCGTATCTAGGATCTGATTCTGCTGCTGCTGACAATTCAATTTCATTCATCATACGATATACACCCTTTTCATCTTTGAAGTTAATAGCCTTCTTAATTAAAGGATCATCATAATTAACTGTTCTACCAAATAACTTAGTTAATGACTTAGCCAAAGGGGTTGTGTATGTAGAGATGTTTTCTCCAGCAGATAGTTCTTTCTCAAGACCTAACCACTGCTTTGATGCAATCTTACGACCTTGCTGTAAGAAGGTCTCTAATTGTTGAGTAGCGGTCTTATCATCAGATGATGAAAGAACATTCTTAATTACTCCAGTTACTGTTTCGAAGTCAGGTTCATCTAGGTAATTAGCAGCATAGGTGCCAACAATGGCATCATATAAACTCTTTGCTGTACCGCCAAGTTCTTCACTAGAAGTCATATCGTAATTCTTTACAAGGTATTCAGCCAAGAACTTCTGTTGTTCTTTCTCTGTAAAACCTTCATCCATAGTAGTAGTCTGTTGAGTAGTAACAGTTCCACTTGTATTGTAGGTTGTAATAGACTTACCCTTTTGACGCTTAGCCTCAGCGTTGTAAAGGTTCATGTAATTTTTAATTTGAGCATCAGAAGGGAAGGCGCCGAATGCTTGGTAGTAAGCATCTGATAGGCTAGCCTTGGCATCTGTAGGATCAATCAACTTAATAGATGTGGCTACCTGCTTGCTAAACTTGGCAGTACCGCCGCCACCTTTATTTTTATATAATTCTTCTAGTACCTGTATAAATGGAATACCATTTTGAAGGGCAATTAAAGAAGCATCTTTTAAGGCTGCGGTATCTTTAACTCCAAATACACCTCTAGGGGTATCATCAGAAGACAAGTTACTGCCACGAAGCAAGGCTTGAATATAATCTAGTTTATTCTGGAAACCTTCTTGAGAGGTATTGCGCCACTCTAATAGGTAGTTACCAATAGCCTTAGAATAAGCAGCAGGATCTGCGTAGAGTCTGGACTTTAATTCAAATCCACCTTCTGCTTGTACCTGTTTTAATTGCTCTGCTTGAGACTGATACGTTGGCCCAGTATTAAATGTCAATTTATTCCTCTACCTTCAGTAATGAAGCAAACACTCCGTAGTACATACGGGAGAATGCTGGATTTTGTACCATTAATCTTGTGGCTAAATCGTTTAGATTTTTAGCCTGCTCTTTCGCATACCAGAATCCAGCACCTATGTTAGGTGTAGCACTGGTTCTGACTTCCTGCAAATACTTCTCCGCAGATTTATAAGCATTATAAAATTCTACTGTTTCTTTATAGACAGGAGATTTTTCAAATGCTGGTTCGGCTAATGCTTTTTCAACACCAGCAATTTTATCTCTAGCAGATCCAATATCTGTTGATAGTACAGGAGCAGATCCACCGAATTGATTATTTAATTCAATTACCTTTTCTGTGTACCAAATATCGCTATATCCAAGAGTTGCTTGTTCTTCAGAAATCTGAGACTTAGCCATTTGGTATACAACGTTTTCAGCATATTGCTCTAACTCTTCAGGGCGTAGTATACGGCGACGGCCTGTAGCCTTCTGCCAATTATAGTAAGCAGTTGCTGCTTCTCCGCCAGGGAAGAAGTAAGGAACGATATCGCCAGTTCTAGTAGCATACTTATCCGCCATATCTGGATTCTCATTTAAGAATGACCAAGCATCTCCAGTACCACGAACTGATCTTGTAGAACCACCTAGGATAACTAAAATGTTTTTGATTCCAAATGTATCAGAGAACTCGCCTACAGCCTTGAAGTAATCTCCAGGGTGCTTCTTCATTATCTGATCGTATGCACTATACAATGCTGTTTGAGTGCGTAGTTTACCTTCTTTGTCCTTAGCAAATACCTCTTGAGAAGGAGTTGCTGGAGCAATAGACTGGAAGAATGCTGTCATCAAGCCAGTCCAACGAGATATACCACGAGCATCGTTAAACAACTGGTTTCTTTCAGTATCATTGGCTAATGGATTGTCACCATAATCACCAGTAGATGCTAAGTATGAAGCCCAGTCTTTTACGCCACGTTCTACTTGAGTACCATTGTTAACAGCAAGTAAGAATGATTTCTTTAACCATGCTGGAAGGAAGAAATCTTCAATTCCACTTGGCTCACCAAACGGAAATATAATTTGACGCATAGCATCCCATTCAGGACCAAATGCTTTAGACTTTCCAGTTGCTGCATAAGCAATCTGACCTACGGGACCAATACCAGGAATTGCTGGATTGACTGCACCAAATACAAGGTTCAGAGATTGAACTGGGGCAGTAATCTGAAGTGCCTGAGCAGTATCAATGTTCTTTCCAGCCATGGCTCCAATTATGCTTCCTGCTAATGGATAGCGGAAACGAGTCTCACCAAATTCATCTTTGTAAAAGAATCCTTGATTCTCTTCATATTTAGTTCCAGTTAGATCATAGATAGCACTAGATCCTTCTTGGGTCAATGCGTTGTAGGCACGACCAATCTTGTAGAACTGTACAGGATTATCTTTAAATAATTGAGCCCACTTGTACATGGTATTGAACTGTGCTTGTGCAAAGGGAAATAAGAAACGTATTGAGTTAGCGTATTGACGTTGCCTAGCAGCATCATAGAACAAATCTTTAGTATAGGCAGAAGCCTTCTTAGCAGCCATTGAGTTCATAGTATCTAAATCAATACCATCATCTACTGACTTACCCTTTTTACGAGCCGCTATTTCTTTATTAATAGCACGCAAAGATGGGTGACGACGCATACTTATATTACGGCCATTGATAGTTAGTGGCGCTAATGACTTCTTGGCATTTACCAAAAGTGCATCTAGGGCATCATCATTAACCATGCCTACATAACGACCTACATGGTCCCAGTATGACATACGAAACTCAGGTGCAAAGTTAACTACGTTTTCAATTTTAGTAGCACCATCAAAGAACCAGTTTACTGCTGTGTCTAAATACTTTGTATCTTGTGGGCCAAATCGCTTATCACGAACATGGATAACAGTAGATCCAGTCATATCTTCTTTAGGGAAGTTACGACCTATAAGGGATTTAAATGCTCCATCTTCATCAGCAAAGTCATTTATATTTCCAACAGTCTTGTATCTAGGTATCTTTATTTTGACACCATTCTGGATAACTTCACCATCAGAAAGCAATTTACGGATAGCCACAGATCCAGGACCAGTACCTGCAACATTGTCAATATAGCGGGCTACAGAACCAGTAGATGTTTTATCAAATAAGTATGATTTAACATTCTCAGGTATCATGTTTTCTGCGCTCAAGTTGTACTTGCCGTTTACCTTTTTTGGATCTCTTAAAAATATCTTTGCAAACTCTGCTGTCTCAACGCCATTACGGCCACCATTAACTAGGTTTTCTAAAACTCCAGCAAACTTCTCGCCTTTACCTTCAATAAGTAAACGTACTACATCATCTTGTGCTTCTTCTGCGGTGTTTGCTACAATAGGAATAAGAGCATCTGAGTGAGCACGGATCAATGTATTGGCTAAACCAACGTGGTACTTACTGCTATCTGTTCCAATAGCCTCGTAGATTTTACCTACAAATGCAAATCTAGGATCTCCAGAGTTATGATTACGGGCTAGGAAATTAAAGTTTTCTTCCACGAATGCTGATATGGATTGATTTAACTCAGCATCTTTACCTACTAGACTATTGCCTTTAACATCATTAGAATATTTAGACATCTTAGCCAGTAACTGTTTTGCTGCTCCGCCATTAGGATTTCCTGCCATCATAGCGATATAGTTAAATGGATGATTTAATAAAGATTCATGTCCTGAAAAGTACTGACGGAATTGCATTTCGCCAACGTTTCGTGCAATATAAGCAATACGAAATGCTAGTTGAGCCGTTCTCCAACGATCACCAATCTCAGTATTGAATACATCTAATGACTGTTTAGCGCCATACTTAATCTTACTATTGTTATATTTTCTAATTAATTTAGAAATATCTCTAGTATCAGGAAGTCTTACCACATCATCTAAGAATTGGTATTCGAATATAGCCTGATCTGGTGAGAAAAAATGAGTCTCTCCATTAAGTATATTCAAAGAAGGCATCTCACCTTTAGCAAGACGTTCTGGTGTATATTGCTTAATGACAGCATTCTCACGGCCAGTAGCACGGAAGGCTTCACGAACTGCATCTTCTACTGCAGTATCTCCTGGAGCAAGGCGTTTAGCCAATGCTACTTGAGCATTCTCGATTTCCTGGAATACAATACCTGAACGTTGTTGTAAAGTAGTAGCAGATGTAATTCTATTAATTGTTGCATCAATGATTTCATCAGGAATCTTGGCAGAAGACATCCAGTCTTCCATTCCATTTACAAGTCTATCTAGGTCATCCAATGGTAAAACTACAGATTGGGTAAAGTAACGACCAAAGTTCTTTTCAACTTTTTCCACATAGTTAATTGCCTTATAGGCAAGAGGTGGCACAGTCTTGAATAATGGATTCTTAGCGGCTAATGCTGCTTCACCTTTAAGGGCAAGAGAGCGATAGATCTTAGGATCTGATGTAGGTGCTGCTAGATGCTTTAAGAATATAGATATAACTTCATCACCAGTTGTAGCAGCAACTAATTCTTGTGTCATTTCAACATCTAATTTACGACCAAATAGTCTATGTAGACGAGAGAATTCTTTTTCGTTTGCTACGATATCAGCAATCTGCGCAAAGCGAGGACCTAATAAGTATCCTGCAGCCTTATCAACGTCACCCTTGACTGCTCCACCAAAGCCATCAATAAGCCCTACTTCGCCTCTATAAAACTCTTTTAAGTATTGCTTATCAGCAATTTCCATTTCAAGACCCATCAGTTTAGCAATACCGATGTTCTCAGGATCATTTAATAACTGAGCAACTAATTCAGGATCTTGCGCTGCATAGTCACGCAGAATATCAATCTCTTTAATCTTTCCATCAATACCAGCACTAGCAGCCTTGGCTGAATCAAACGCTGTTTTAGAATCTAAAATTTCTTGTTGAGCAGATTTAACTGCTCCTACCAACTTAGCACCTAGTTCTGTACCCATAGCAGCAGTACCTTGTAGGGATGTAAGAACATCGCTTATACCTACTTGACGTGCTCCTATTTTAGAAGCGTTGGTAATTACTACTCCACCAGTACCACCGTGAATTCCACGGATGTTTACGTATCCATCAAACTTCCAGGTATCAGTAAGGGCTTGAGATACTGCGTTAATTAAACCTTCGTCTTTAGTCTTGACTGCAAAAGATACTAATTCAGCAACGTTTTGTCCACCATTACCAAAGATTAGATCGTCTGAAGTATACTTCCATAGGTTTGCACCAGTATCATTATTGTTAATGTAATTATATATAGCATCTTTAGTAGCCTCAGGAAGGTTAGGATCTTCAGCAAATCCGTATAACTTACCAAAGAACTCTTCACGACGACCTAGTTCAGCAAGTTTTTCATCTGCTGTAGCATTATCGTAGGTCTTTGTAATATCAAATAATTCTAATGGGTTATCTTTAGATACAGTAGTAACGTATTCACGCTCACCAAATGCACCTAGTCTTAACTGTCCAGGAGTTGGAACATCATCCATGTAGATACCAGTAAACATTTCGCCAGTATTCTTATGGTCAGCAGACAATTGAGCAAGGTTATCAATTACACCTTCAGGCTTATTATCGCCAATGTTCTTTAATAAGAAGTCGCCGATCTTGCCATTCTCAATAAGGGCTGCAACATCTGCATTTCCCTCTACTTGATCTCCACGCTTAATACCATAATTAAGAGCCTTCTCTAACTTAGTTGCTACAGCAACGCTCTTAGCCTGTGTCTTCTTTGCTAAATCTTTTTCAGCCTTCATGTAGGTATTATCTACAGTACGACGAATTTTTTTCTCAGCACCAATACGTTCTTTAATAAGTGCTTTTTCTTCTTTGGTTAAATTCTTAACATCGTCTATCTTTGCAAGACGCTTTGCTTCTTCTACCGCTTGAGCAGCAGCCTTAGCACCCTGTAATTGCTTTCCACCTTGAATAATCTTTGTAATAGAACCAGGACCAAGCCATAAAGAAGGATCTGTACCAACGGCTAATACGCCATCTACGATACCTGACATTACTCGATAAGGAGTACCGTTTGGATCTGCTCCTAATGAACTTAGGCTAGCACGACCAATAGTAAATGATTTACCATTAACACGGCCATAAGCAGACATAGCCTTAGCCTGTGCTGCTCCTACTTTACTTTCAGGAGATACGAAGAAACCAGAACCAGTATCAACTGGACCTTTATTAGTAACTACGCCAGCAGTAGATCTTAATAATTGACCAAGATTAGTTGTCTCACCAAATAGATTTGCTGGAGAAGCAGCAATAATTGGAGAAAGTATATTTTTTTCACCTTGAGCAGCAGCATACATGTTTCTGCCAACATTAGTTACATATTGGTAAGGTGCTTGAAGCGTAGCAAATGCAGCACGAGTGGTACCTTTTAATAATCCGTAGATACCTTCACGAAAACCTTTATCTTTATCTGCTTGACTCTTAATGTTTTCAACATTAGTCAAATCCTGCATTAACTGAGCAAAGCCATCTGCACTTGATAACTTTTCAATACCCTGGCTGTTAGCATTTAAGCCTACTTTAGCAGCACTAATTAAATAATCTTTTGATTGATTAGGAAACTTCTTTATAAGAGAATCAAGATTCATAATTGTATCTGGGGTTAATCCAGATATTTGTTGGTCTACAAGTTGACCTATATTTGCTTGAACCTTATCTTGATCGAAAAGACTCGTATACTTGTATTTACTCCAGTAGTTTACTAAAGGACTGGACATTAACGACCTTCTTGAAGAAATGCTTCTAGTAACCTACGGTTCTGAGGTGTTGGGTTAACAGCAAACATAGCACGGGCTAGGAGTGCAGCATTATCAGGAGCATCAACTGGTTGTTGTAGTACTTCAGGTCCAGCACCTGGTGTATTTCCACCAGCACCGTCTGTAATAGGTCCACCATCACCTTGTAATTCTCTAACAGGTGTAGGACGTACGCCAGTGGCTATAGTATTAACAGGAGAAGGGTTAACAATTGTGCCAGGTTGTACTGTGGATGCACCTGATGCAATATCTTGCAACTGTGTAGCCTGTCCGTAGGTGCCACCTGTAGCGTTTTGAATCTTTGCTTCTCTTTGAATCTTCTTTACACGAGATAAGTCTTCACGCTTTGCAAATTTTCCTGGACCAGACACTGGTGAGATCATTGACATTGTTTAATATCCTTATCTTGCGAACTGTTTTTTAATAATGACTGGGCCGTTTGAATAAACATCCCACTTAATTGAAGTGTTAATAGACTTTTCTATAATTTCTGCTGCCTGTTCCGCTGTTTTGGCCTTATCTGCGCCAAGAACTTCCATAGCACCTAGTGCTGTATGTCCTCCGCTACCTGAATAGTAGACTTTAGTAGAGGTTCTATCCCAAGAATAATCAGAAAAGATTGGATATATAACACCATTGGCTACAACAATGAACTCTGAATCGTGAGATGCAGCCTGTCCATCTTCTTTCATGTCATAACCAGCATCTAAGAATAGTTTTCTCATAGAAGGTATGAACTTTGTAGTCATAAACTTATCTAAATCTTCGTTTAATTTAAATCTAGGTGGCTTCCAACCAAATTGTAGGAGGTTAGAACCACGAGAAGCACCTGCTCCTGCTATAAGATAACTACCATTTTGGATTATCTTAGGAGTAATCATAGTCATTGGCTTACCATGATCGTCAGTTGATCGTGAATCGCAACCAACAACAGCCCAACCATTACCTTGAATTGCTGCTAGTGTTGTCATTGTCCCCTACTTAGTTATTGTTGTCCTTGTAATCCTGCCAATATACTCATTAAATCTTCTCCACCTTGTTGTGGGGTTCCACCAGAAGCGGGTCCAGGAGTGGCTGGGGACAGGGGAGCCTGCTCTGCTGGGGCTTGTGAACCTGGTGGAACCGTTCCTGCCTGCGCTTGAGCCATCGCTTCTTCCTGCGGAGTAGGTGCAGGTGGCGTGAATACGGCTAGCGCAGCATTTTCTATGCTTTCCCCATTTCGTGTGCGTGTGATAACATCAGCGATATTCTTAATCATCGCAGATGGATCTTGACCTTGTGCTGCCATAGCAGGAATTGCTTGCGCAGTTGATGTTATAGCGGCGGTCAAGTTAGCACGCATCTTTTCAATTTCAATTCGTTGTCCTTCTAGAGTTACGTTTACGCTCCATGGAAGTTCACGACGTATGAAGTCTTTAGATACTAGATCAGCACCAAGTGCTTGTAGTGAGAAGATTAGGGCTCGTGATGGGTCAAGTCCTGCCATCAATCCGTAACGAACTTCAATAGAAGTGTCGTTCTTGATGTCTTTGCTAGGTATGTACTTTAACTCGTACGGAGTACCCTGAGCGACGCCTCTAACCGATTTCTCTACATCAAACACCACCTGGTCAACTTCAAAGCAAGCCTGAACGACTTCTTCGAAAGTTTCTGCCAGGATGGTTTGTCCAGCCTTGATTTGTGAATCAAAGGCACCTAATAGAGCCTGTACACCTTGGCCAGTAATAACACTAGCGTTAATGTTTCCAGTTCTACCTTCAGGATAACGAGCACCTAATCGCATTTCGCTTTGAAGTGCTGCTTGCTCTTGGAAGGCTGCAGCAGGAATGTCAAGTTTGACACGACCAACTGCATTAGGTTGGTTGGTGCGAATAATCGCATCAGGACCCATAGGCAAATCTACAACATCAGTAGGAACAACCATAGGAGCCTGAATAGACTTCTCTGCTGCTTCCATACTTAGGTTAGCAAAACGTGCTCTTGCTAACTGTACATACAATACATCGTCAAATTGTCCACGAGGTTCTTCATCGATACCAGGTTTACGAGCAACGTATACCAGCATCTTTCCTAGTGGATTCTTTGCTGCATTTAATACTAAGTTACCACGGCTAGGTACATAAAGAACGATATTGTTCTTGTCTGTATAGCGAATAAGTTCTACAACTGCATTAGTATTCTGGTTGTATCCAAGGTTTCCAAGGATAGCACCAGCATACTCAGGATAATCTGTGGCTAGTTCGCCAATTGTCTTCATGTATCGCTTTGCGTATGATACGCAGCGACCAAATCTATCAAACTCTGGATATGCTCCAATAGGATCTTCTACACGAATACGTGGAAGTTGTGATTCAAAATCTAATTCAATATGGATAGGTAAGAAGCCATATGTAAAATACCAGTCAGCACCCCAGTACATCTGTGATTGTAGGCGTGAATTGTAAATATAGTTATTGGCAATCATGCCACGCTTGTCAGCAAATGCTCTAGCACGATCTGAAGATGTGTTAGTTGTCGAACAGTTAAAGGATGGTAGTGGAGCCAGTACCTCTGCAAGGTCACGGGCTGCAACATCTACGAAGTTGGCAACCATCGCTGAGTTCATTCCTTCTGGGAACAAGTCAGGGAATACCTCAGTCATCTTACCTTTACGTACAGCAAGTATGTCTGCCATACGGGCATCACGCTCTGCGTGTCGTTGTTTTAGATTCTCGACACGTTGAGAGATTAACTGAATATCAATTGCCATTAGTTTCCTATTCGTACATAGACATCTCGTAATCGTTTACATTTACAGTAAAGCGATTATCGATCTGCTTGCGAGTTGCCCATTTATTAGTAATGTGGGTTTGATTGATTTTACCATTATTGATAATTTCTCTTGCTCTTAGTTCACAGAACCATAGAGCCATAACACAGTCTGTAGGTCCTTTAGTATCAGGCTTCCAAGTTATTAACTGTTGGATCAAAGCCTTGATTCCTTCAGATCCATCCTGGGATGGTATCTCTATCAAGTTATTATCTTGGTGTAGATTATTGCGCATAGTGCCAAATAGGCCAGACATGGCTGCTACACCGAAAGAGGTGTCCCACTTGTTCTTACCAGTGAATTGGCTTGAGAACCGAATGCCTCGAGAGGCTAGGTATGAGTTTAGATCTGCGTCTAGGGCGTAAGCCTTCTGATGCGCATTGGTCTCAATTCTTAGTTCTTGAGGTTGGTACTTAGTAGACCAGTCCTCAATCAACTCCTGTATCTTCTGTGGAGTTGGATCTTTCATATTTTCAACATCTAGTACATAACGCTTACGTGTCATACGATCTACAGTCATTACAACTGCAGCGGTTCTTCCACTCATCGCTGGGTCTAGGCCCATGATAGTGTAGTAAGCACCTGCTTCTTTAGGATGGCCGGCTGCGCCAGGTTTTAGCGGACCCCTCTTTCGCATCCTGTTGACTGAGCCTTGTACACATCCAGGGGAAAAAATAGAATCTTCTTGTACGTCCTGCTGCTGATATACCAACGCCCAGGCAGAGGCCGAGACTTCACTTCTACGACGGAATAACGCTGGCCCGTCCCATTTCGGGTATAGCCCATTTTCATCAGGTATTACCTCTTCCTCAGAACCTTCCCATGGTATATGGGACTTAGGCCAAAGAGTAACCCATTTTTCAGGATCCTCATCAAACTCTAATACAGCAGGACAGTTCATATATGTGAATGGTGTCTTGCCACTTGACCAATGGTCAGGGTTACGAATCTCTCGATAGAGATCATTGGATGCAATTCTAGTCCCCACAATGAGCAACTTACCTGCATCTCCTAGACGAGTGATAACTTCTCGCTGTAGCCACAGTAGTTGCTTCTCCCATTCATGAGCGTTGGTAGTAGTCACAACGTCGTCAAGGATAATCAAATCTGAACGAGCACCTGTAATCTGGCCTCCGATACCGAGGGCCTGTACAGTAGGGTCTTTTTCTGTAGAGTCACGAGCCACATAGATGCGGTCCGCTTTCCAGGAATCTGACTCTTCCTTCCAACCAGCAGCACTTCCATAGATGGCTTGCATCTTGGACCAGCGTTCATGGTTGAGGCGTTGCTTGATGGAGTATAGATACTCCTTGGCACGCTCCTGGGTTTTGGAGACAATAGTAATTTTAACATTCGGATTCATAGCGATCCGATATACACAGTAGTTGACTGTGATGACTGTGGACTTAGCATGTTCAGGCGGTACGTTTATTAGTAGACGCTTGGCTGAGGCTGGCTCATAGACCATAGATGTATGCTGCCATGAAGGCTCACGGCCTTCTAGGATATCAATCCAGTTCTGATGGTGTGGGAAGATGGGGCTATCTAGGAACTCCCTTGAGAACTCCTCAAAGCCAATCTTAAACTTAGCATCTCCTGAGACAATCTCAAGTGCCTTCTGTCCTTCAGTCTTAGCCTTCTCAAGTTCGGCCATGAATTTAGGATCACGTTTCCAGTCCTTGAGCACATCTGGCTTTCGGCCTGCCCTGATAATAGCATCCTGAAGAGATAGACCTTGCCTAGCATAGTCAATGACCTTTGCCTTAGCCTCCCTGAGGGCTACAACGTTATGATGCTCGACACCCGTCTTAGCACTCATAATAAAACCTCCATATATCCCCCTTCGTTCGGCGCTTCTTAAAAGCGCCTCACTACCCCCGAGGCGAGGAGCACATTAAGTGCTCCGAGAAAACTCACTAGGTACTTGCGTTCGTTTTACCGTACATATATACTAACCCGTTCAACTATGTTGAACCGAACGCTAGTACTTTAGAAGATATAGATAACCGCAGGTCAGAGCATATAATGAGTAAAAAATATATCCTGATAGTGTTACCCTGCCCGAGGGCGGATTACAAGCATCGGGGTCGCTTTTTGACCCCGATTCTATCCGCCCGGGGGTCTGGGGGTGTCCCCCAGCGGGGTCTGGGGCAGAGCCCCAGCGTGCGTGAGCGCATAAAAATAACCCCGCACACGCTCGCACGCATACGGGGTTAAGTTTGTGTCGGTGGACTATCTGCGTTGCGCTACGCTCAAGGCTTCCAATAGTTGAGCGATGATGTCCTCATTCGATAAGCCCGAGATTTCCACGCTTGCGGATTTCTTTGGCTTCGCTGGTGTTGCGTCTGCTGGCTTCAGATTCTCCCAACCTGTTTTTCTTTTCTTGGCTGGCTTGTCCTCTGCTTGCGCTGGCTTCTTGTTATCCACGCCTAACACGCTTGCAAACTTAAGGATCGAGGATAAGGCGTTAAGTGAGATGTAATCGGTGGTTTCATCATCGTACTTATCACGCAAGGCGCTTAGTGATGATGATGCCATGCTCAAGCGTGATGATGTTGAGCCAGTTTTAGTCAGCGCAGACTCTAGACGATTTACGCATGACTTAGATGCTTCTGTGGTCAATTCAAACATGTCCACGATTTCGGTTATTTCGATCTTGTTCATTTTTTCTCATTTCGTTTAGGTGGTTCCTGCCTTTTGGCATTGGATCAACTTTACCACCGATCCAAGCCATGACCTAATTTACGCTCATTTTGAGGCGTTTCTTGTCCGATATGTCCGATTTATCCCCTAGCCATGCGGTTTGTGTTGGTGATCTTTTCTATACGGGAATCAAGCGCATGTCCGAAATGTCCGAATTTTCCATACGCCCCCGCACGCACACGCACTACATTCATCGCTGTTACGCACACGCCTATGCGGACGCACGCTACATTCCTCGCTGTCATACGTACGCACAACGTACATACAACTCGTACGTGAAGGAAGATTTTTTATGATCTCTACATACGCACGCATTTTTTCTTTTATTCAGGGCTTTTTTGACCTCAAAAACCGATCTGCTATGATGGTTTCTTGGTGGTCAAAGGATCATCAAAAACTCTCTACGGGTGGTTTACTTCATTTTCCCACTCGTAGGGAGTTTCTCACACGAGAGGAAAGAATATGTACCTAGACACAGGCACACTCATCGCTACGATGATTGCCCTAACAGTAAGTACATCGCTGTTCATCACGACAGCGGTGCAGAACGCACGCCTCACACGCCAAGTCCAATGGCTCGCCAAAGCGAATCGGGATCTACGCAAGTGAGCACAGGCTTACAGGCTACATTCGCAGATTATTACGCAAGTGTAGCCACACACGATTGGTTCATGCAACTGAACCAAGATGATCTAGACGCACTCCTAGCCGTACGCATTACAACGGCAGGTTATGGCGTCTGCGATAACTGTGGCAAAGGCTCTGCTCTGTACGACACACAGACAACCACACGCCAGAGGACATACCTATGCGATCCTTGCACACGCAAGGCTTTGCGCTTTGATACAGACATCGAGAGCGCATACTCGAAGGTATTAAACATCACAGATAGCGTTTCTACTGCGATAGACACGCTGTTCCCTGCCAAGTACATAGCCAAGCACGAGGATACACGCCATGTATGCCTATGTCATCGTATGATACTTCAAACAGGTGATTATCATGTTCCGTTTGAGTACATGACCAATACTGTTCAGGTTATGTACGATAACGAGATGCGTACAGTACACCGCACATGTTCATATACATGTGGTGAGTGTGAAACTCCGCACTATGGTAATCAACACGCATACTTTAACGGCTCTCCTACATGTGCAACATGTTCGGATGTGCTTAATGAGTCAGATGATTTCTCGATGTGTGAGTATTGCAACGAGATGTTCAGCGAACTTCATTACTCCGATGCTCGTGATCGTAGCCTGTGTGGTACATGCTATGACGAGAGTTGGGAGTGTGGTGAGTGCTATGGTGAGCGTACAGAAAACGATGACCATGAGTGCTATCGCAACGGGCTAATCTACGATTACTCATACAAGCCAGCCCCACAGTTTTACGGGAAGGCTCAGTATCACTTCGGCTTCGAGTTAGAGGTCGAGGATTCTAACGAGCATGGTGTAGATAACGGCGCTCAAGTGGTGATAGATCAACTCGGAGATCGTGTGTACTGTAAGCATGACGGCTCACTCAATGACGGCTTCGAGATCGTATCGCATCCACACTCATTCGATCAACTCGAGAACCTTAACTGGGATTGGCTGAACCGCTTACGCCAACTTGGTTTCCGTTCATGGGATACAAGCACATGTGGATTACACATTCACATATCACGCACAGCCTTCATGAAAAATGGCAAGCGTGATGAGGGTCATGAGTTGCGGTTTCAGAAACTCATATACGACAACTCACGCATGGTCGAAGGCGTAGCAGGTCGCTCAAGTTCTTACGCAAGATTCAAGGACAAGGGCTATCTCGTACCCAAGATCAAGCATGGACAACAGGCAGACAGGTATGAGGCTGTTAACTCATACAACGATGCCACGCTAGAGGTTCGTGTGTTCAGAGGATCACTCCGCAAGCAGAGGATTTTATCTGCTATTGAGTTCCTACATGCAGCCACAGAATACACACGAGATATGAGAATAAACCCAAAGGACAAGCAACTATCGTGGTTTAGGTTCATGGCTTATGTGCTAGACAATCAGGACAAGTACGGAAACTTCACGCAAGTTGCGATGAAGGTGCTAGAAACTACAAGCGTGGGATCTAATTCCACAGACGAGGAAAACTAACATGTGTATGTTATGCGTAGTACCACCCAATGTATTACCTGATCGTGAGAAGTTAACTTACTCTGCGATCAACAACCCAGACGGCTTCGGGTTTGCTATTGTCGTGAGCAAGGAGAAGCGTATCATCACCTATCACACAATGGATCCTGATGATGCGGTCAATGAGTTCCTCAAGATGCGTGCTGAGTATCCGTCTGACTATGCACTATGGCACGCACGACTAGCCACACATGGCGCAACTAACTTGGACAACTGCCACCCGTTCAAGGTAGCAGACAGTATGACTGTGCTTGCACACAACGGCATACTCCCAATAGATATTCCAACGGGAGATTGGCGTAGTGATACACGCATATTCGCAGAGGAAGTTCTCGCCAAGATAGGCGGTGTATCTGCTCTCGATAATCCACACATCTACAACATACTCGAGGAGTACACATCAGGCTCTAAGGTGTGTGTGCTTACTGTTGATCCTAAGGCAGAGTATCAGATGTACCTGCTACACGATAACAAGGGTACGACAGACGAGAGTGGTGTGTGGTGGTCTAACGACAGTTGCTCGCCTTCATACGGCTTCTACAACAAGTGGTATAGCAAGCAAGACTTAGGCTCATTCTATACCGCATCAGAAAACACATACGATAACGAGGAGTGGCCATGCGTAGGATGCCAAACACACTTACTCGAGGATGATCTCATCATCCACAACTATGTGTGCCAAGTGTGTGATACCTGCCAATGGTGCGACATGGTTAGTGTAAACTGTATGTGCTACAAGAAAATGACATACGAGCAATCACACAAAGCATACTCAACAGCATGGGAGTTCTAACATGAGTACACCACCGCTAAAGGCATACGCAACAATGGCAGACACCTGCTACAAGCACTATGAGATTGCGCTATCACAACGCAAGATGATAGATGCTAGTCGCTGGTTGCTACGCTCACACACATATCGTGAGAAGGCTGAACAGTTAGGATACACAGATGCAAACGACTAAGTGTATCGACACTCGATGCCACAAGTGCGATGTACCCATGTGGGTACCTGAGCATGACTATAACGCTGAACGAAACTATTGCTACTCGTGTGGCATGGCAAAGATCGGGGTACTTCATGCTTAAGATGATGCGTGAGCGCAAGTGTGAGTGGGATGATCTCGTGTGGAAAACCACGAAAGGTGGTAATAAAACCACACGAGTTGATCTCCTTGCAGGTGAGTTCATACACCTCGAGGAAGGTTGGGAGATAGACGGGCCTGTGTCTGTTTATCTCACATACCTGCCCTCTAGTGATGCTACTCGTGTGCGCTATAAATCGTTGCCGAGTACCATGTTTAACTTAGATGATCCACGAGAGTATCCATGCGCTATGTGTGGTGCTAAGCGTGGCGAACAATGTATAGGCGATAACACAGAGTGTGCTTATCGTGTGTTCTTTATGAGAGGTGGTCTGTTATGACTATGCCTAACTTCGTGAACGAAGCAAGTTGCGCATACGATCCAAGTCCTGATGATTGGTTTCCCGAGATGAGTGAAGTTATCGGCGTGTATCCACGCTGGAAACTTAGGGAGAAATTCTCACGCACACCTAGTGCCTTGCGTGCTAGGACTGTGTGTATGAGTTGTCCTGCATACGATGAGTGTTATGAGTATGCTTTATCCTATAAAGATTTAGACGGGATATGGGCTAACACAGATCGTTTTGAGCGTGTGGATATACAGCGTGCTATGGGATTAGACCCACGCAAGTTGCCACCTGCTTACATCAACGAGATACCGCAATTCGTAGGGCAAGGTAATTCATGGCTACCAGTAGAGAGTGAGTGGGATGATGTACGAGAATAGTG